GGGAACCTATAATACCTTGAAGACCTTGTGTTCCTTGAGTTCCTTGAGTTCCTTGGGCACCTGTAGTACCTTGAAGACCTTGTGTTCCTTGAAGACCTTGTGTTCCTTGAAGACCTTGTGTTCCTTGAAGACCTTGTGTTCCTTGAAGACCTTGTGTTCCTTGAAGACCTTGTGTTCCTTGAAGACCTTGTGTTCCTTGAGTTCCTTGAGTTCCTTGAGTTCCTTGAGTTCCTTGAGCACCTATAATTCCTTGAATACCTTGTAGACCTGCTGCAAATGGTGTAGTCCAAGAAACTCCAGCACCTGTAGAAACAAGAACTGATCCACTATCACCAACATTTCCATATAAGTCTTTTAACCCACTATCAAGTTCAACAACTCCGCCAAATGTAGAAACGCCAGAAACATTCAGTTGTTGAGTTTGAAGAGTTCCGAAGAGAGTGACCCCAACACCAGTGGTTTCAAACTTTTTATTATTGCCGTAATAGAGTTCTACTGAACCATTATTATTAAATCTTGCATAATATTCTGTTCCACCTGGATTCATTAAATCAATACTTGTATTTCCAGCAAGTATTAGGTTTCCTAATCCAAAATCTCCAATTAAACTATAAGAACCATTATGAGTTATTTGTAAATCATTACTATCACCAAAATTCAATATATCACTATCGCCAAGATATACATTACCTTGGAATGTCGTAACACCAGATATATTTAATCCACCAATATTCAGAGTATCTGCTAATCTAATTGATGCAATACCGGCAGATGGTTGTGTTAATGAAAAGTTTTCGTAGAAGTCAAGTGTTGTTGCAGTTCCAGTTCCAACATTACTTCCATCTTGTCTTATAAAAAAGGCGTCTAGTAAACCAGAACCCACATCAGTAACTAGTTTCCAACTTATATTTCCACTGGGCCCACCAGATGTTAAAACATAATTTGACTGTCCATAATCAACACCATCATATATTTTACTAACATCCAATGACCCAACAGTAGCAATACCAATATTGATAATATTGCGACTATCATCAATAACGGTTGTACCCTGTATCTTAATTGCCATCTACCGTCCTCGTATACACTAGGTAGTTATTATTATAGGTATTTAGGCAAAAACTCCACAAAGGCTTTGGAAAGTTTGACACATCAACCTAACCTCTTTTTGAGTTCTTCGATTTCTTCTTGTTGTGCCTTGACTGCCTCAATTAAAAGACCTATAAGACCATTATAATTTACTGTCTTTGTTCCTTCGCCATTAACCAGTTGTGGGAGAACCTTTTCGACTTCTTGTGCAATAACACCTGCAGAAGATTTATTATTTTCCTTCCACTCAAAATTCACGCCACGAATCTGAACAATTTTATCGAGTGGATTTTCAATAGTCTGAATATTAGTTTTAAGATTTTGATCAGATGTCGTATTAAAATCAGTTGCCTTGACAGTTCCGACAACATCTAGTTTTTCTCCCGGAATATCAGTTCCAATTCCAACAGAACCACCAGTAACATTCAATCCATTTGTTAGAGTGATTAATCCAGATCCAGTATCTGAAGTATCGGATCTTAAGAATTGTGATGCTTGCAATCCATCGACAGTATCGGCATTCAAATTTGATACAAGAGTTGTGGAAGCTACTGTGAGTGGCGCAGTGCCAGTAGAAACATTTGATATAAATCTTGATGCGGTTATGATGCCGGATGCATTAACATTTCTTACAATCGCTAAATCATCATCACTAAATTGAATGCTACTTACTGCAAATCTTATATTATTGGGAATCTGAGTTGATCCAATTCCAACTGCATAATTGAAATGCCAAGCATCAGTCGTCCCAGCACCTAAAGTTCCTTCCTTAATCCAAATAATGTCTTTATAAGTATTTGAGTGAGTATGTACTCCAGCAATATTAAAATCTACTAATGGAGTTCCTTCTGTCGAAGCAATAGAAATACCACCACCATTTGCAGTATTATCATTCGAAACTTCATTACCAAAACTATCAGTTGTAAAACCAAGAACTATTTCTTTGTCATTTACAATAAATTGTTGTGTATAAATGATTGCGGTTGTTCCACCAACTGTGATATTGCCATTTACATTTAGATTACGATTTATTTGAACATCTCTTCCAATTACTAAATCGTCTACTAACGATAAACTATTTGCATTAGCAGTACCTAAAGTACTTATCCCAGAAATAAAAAGATTTGAAAACGATACTGCAGCACCTGGAGAAATAACTCCTTTGAAACCGTTATAAATTGCGCCGCTAATATAAACACTTTTGCCACTAAAATCAATTCCGTTTGGGAGATTGTCTCCAATAAAGTTTAATATTCCTGACTGATAATCAAAAAACCATTCATCATTATTTCCGGAACCAGAACCAAATAGTTGAACTCCGGATGATGCCGCATTGGAGGAATCGCCAGAAGTATGGACATAGACTTTTACAACATACGTCGATCCTAATTCTGGGGGAATCCAATCAACAATGTTCGTTTTCCAAGTTCTATTATTAGACGAAGTATTATCTACAACACATTCTACAGGAGATGTGGATGGGTAAACTGTAGTTAATTGTGTACTAGTTTGTGGTATAGAGACTGGAATCGAATCCGATTGGGTCCAAATAACATCTCCTCTTAAAAATAGTGTACTGCTATTTGCCTCATTTGTTGCATCCTTAATCGAATCAATATCAGTCTTTGATTTTCCATATCCAAGTTTCTTCCAGAGATAATCTACCTTCTGTTCTGTTGAGATAGCCATCTTAAGTTGCAGCTCCTATACTAAGACTTGATATTGATTGGCCACTAGATAATGATATTCTTACTAAAACAACATTTCCAGTAGAATTGCTCATATTTATTGTGCCCAAGGTCATAGTATAACTACCACTTAAGGGTGATGATGGAACAATTCTATCTCCCGAATTAACCGCACATCCATCACTACCATTTCCACCCACACCACTACCGGGAATACCAGATCCCGCATATACAATATCTGTTCTTAACCAACCATTTGATCCACTTATACTATCTATACTGGTGCCTGGCGCAGCAATCCAAACTCCAGAAACTCCAGTGGAACTTGTGATATTAATATTAAAGTTTGAAACAACTTTACGCCTAAATGCAAATGTGAAATATTGAGTTCCAGTGTCGCCACTTCTATCTGGACCGACAGGCAAGTATCCACTAGAATAATTAGTAGTATCATGTTTTAGAACACCAAGTCTAATCGTTGCTTCTTTTGTCCCAGAAACTCCTGGATCAGAAGACTCTGTGTATGGATTATTTGTGTAAAAATTTGTAGATCCATTATATGATGGAGTATCAGTTGTCTCTGCGCTAAAATCAAATATTCTTTTTGCATTATCTGTATAGGTGCCATCTCCAAGACTAGGAGAAACATCTATTGATACTTCCGAAATTCCTGACTGTGCTAAAGTATGGACCTGAATATTTGTAGAAATATCATTACTATAACTGCTTATTCCATTTACATTTTTTGCACGAACTTTAATTCTATCAATAGTTCTTACGCTTGAAGATGTGATAGGTACTGTCAAATCTCCGATAGTGTATGGTGAAGAAGTTCCGACGTTAACAACAGGAACTCCTCCATTTAACATACTTGAAGATGCATTATCTATTTGTGAATATGTGTACTCAGTATTAGGTATTGCCGAACTCGAAGTTCCCTCTTGATTTGTTCCAGTGTCAACATCAACTATATTCGTCTGATTAGTATAACATTGACCGACAAGATCACTTACAGAAACACCAGATAGAGTAAGTGAAGGAGATCCTGAATTGTAGTATGGAATCCCTGAAATATAACGATAAGTTCCTGCAACATTTTCCGAAAGAGATGCTCCAGAAACATCTACAGATGGTGATGTGGTTAGATCATCTTTCACAAATTCTACTAAATTTGTATTTCCCGTAATAGTATGCAAAAGTTGCATACTATTAACACCAGTTCCCAATCCAGAAACTGACTTTGATACTTTTGCTTTAAAACCTTTATATAAACCTGGATAATAGATGCTTGAAGCAAAGGTTGTGGTTAAACCGGAAGAATTTAATAACTGATAATCACTCTCTTCCGTAATGATTAAGCTAGAGTAAGTTCCAGAGTCATCACTAGATGTTAGTGATACTGAACCATCAGAAGAACCATTTACATTTGCAGTGAGATTACCACTATCTGCATTATAAGAAAAAGATGATAGTGCAGTTGCTTCTGCAGTTCCGGAAATAATACGATTTACATCATCTCCTGCAATTAAAGAAGTCCCTCCAGTATTGTCGGAAAATCCATGAGCAAGTTTTGGACTTGTTCCAACACTAGTTACATTTAATAAAGTCTTACTGCTTAATCCATCCGGTGTAGATGGTGAGTCATTATATACTTTAAGTAATAATGTCCCATCAGATGGAATAATTGCAGGGTAAGCAGTACTGTGATTGTTTAGTGTTAGGGTTAATGTATCTCTTCCTACTGAAGTGTTTGACCCATCTGCCCACGTATGTTGTAGTCTTATTCCAGAAACTCCCCCAGCAGAGTTATCATCTGCAATAGAATCATTTGATGATCCATCTCCCCAGTTCATTGTATAATCAACTGTCGCGCTGCTAGTGTTGGTTGTAACATTGCTCATATAGAGAGACTGACCTTCAATAACGTATAAGTCATTTCCGGAGAGAGCACTGCCTCCAGAAGAATTCCTATACAAATCAAAACTAACAACTGGATCTGAGGTATATACTGTAATATAATTATCTTTTGATATTGAATAACTGCTACCAGCACCAACTCCAGAATTATTCTTTGCGGTTAATGCTATTGAAAATTGACCGCCTAGAGATTCTGTATATGTATGTGGTATGGAAGAAGAATTGTAGTCTAATGTTTCCGTCCCATCTCCCCAATTAACATCATATCGATTTGCATTTCCCGAACTTGTAACTGATAGTGTAATAGAAAGAGGAGATCCTCCTTGCACTAGGTTTGATGAGAAATCTACATCAGTTACTGCTGTATTTTTAATGATGTTAAATGCCAATTCATTGAGTTCATCTATACCATTTGAGATATTTGTTGATCCGGTAAAAGTATTAAGAGCTCCAGAACTAGTAAGACTTCCATCCGTTGGAATACCTAAACGAAGTTTTCCGCCTTCACCATAATAGATGTTTGCAGTGATTATTCCGGTAATACTGGAATTTCCAATAACTTCGAGGGAAGTCAAATTTTCGCTATACGATTGTATACCTACTTTTAGATTTTTTTGCCTTCCACTGGTATACTTTGCCATATTAGTTAAGTGTTTCTAGAATACTTCCAATAAATTTAATATCGTTTTCTCCACTTGCCGATAAAACTAATATATCGCCACTTTCTAAAACCAATTTACCCGCCAAAAGATTTGCAGTATCACTTGCTGGTATTGGATAGTCCTTCAAAATTTCTGTCGTAACTATTCCGGAAGTAGTTCTTTTGTGCGAGAATGAAATATTCAAAGTATTTTCACCAATATTTGTAACCTGCGCAAGAAGAACTACTCCAGTATAACCAATTGGAGCGGTGTATATTCCAACAGGACTTGTTGTTGCTATTTCTGTGATTGTTTTGAAAACGTTGAGTGCTAATGCCATTATTCTTTTATTCTCCTCCTAATGCTAGGATGAATGGTGTCATTGTTGAAAATAAACTTCTTGTAAAGGATTGTCCTCTAATATTTCCAGTCTGCTGATCAATGACAACTCCATCACCTATTCTAAAATTACCAGTGTGGTCTGTTGATGTATATACAACTAGTCCACCATCCGATTGAACAACTTCATTTTCTTGTATCGCAACTCCTCCTTGAGATGGGAGAGAATTTCTAATGTCAACTCCAGAACCAACATACTCTAAAGAAATGCTAGTAGCTAATATTCTACTTTGCTTGAAGAATGATATTGAAGATCCGGATCCTACACTGTATGGTATATTGTCGTTCAATACTATAGTACAAATTCCGGAAGAAGATATTGGAGTGGAACTTACAATATTGAGATAACTTGGATTTAGATTTATAGATGCAACTGCAGTATTTATTCCACTACTTGGGGGGGAAATTGATATTGTTGGTTGCGATGTATAACCTCTTCCACTAGAAATGATGTTAATGCTCCGAACTCTTCCGTCAGAAATTTCTGCTGCAGCTGTTGCTGTTATTCCCCATTCGGTATCTGGGGAAGAAATACTTACTGATGGTATTTCCGTATAACCCGACCCACCATCAACTACAGTAATCGTATCCACATTATAATAAAGTTGATCTATAAACACTGATTGTCCATCAAAAGGTCTCGCAACATATGTTCTAACATCTCCGCCAGAAAGGTAACTGTGTGGAAGAGTTGAAGGTCCAACATTTATTGAGAATGTGTCATCAGATATTATAGATTTTACATCAAATACATAACCATAGTTTCCACTTGGGTAAGTGACAATACCTGGTCCAGATGGGCAAGTAAATTCAAGACCAACTACAGATACCCCCATTCCAACATTGAAATTATGAATTCCGTCTACTGTTATGGTTGCTGTACCAGTTATATTATCATAAGATGCTGTAGTAATACCAAAACTTGTTGAACTTAAATCTACGACAAGTGAACTTGATCCTGGTGCATATGATCCTGTTACAATACCTGAGTATTTCTTAGGACCAACTCCATTAGAAACTAAAGCATAGTTTCCAAAGGAGCAGTTTGAATTAGTTATATCGCAAGCACCACCACTAGCACAATATATTGATGTATCATTGCAAATTGTGAATAGAGAAACTAATTGCGCATAACCTTCATTTGTTATTGAAACCCCAATTCCATTCTGGTTATATTGTGTAAATGAATCTGTGACCATGGATTTAGTTGGTCCAATTGCATGTCTTCCATCAATCTTTAAACCAATACTATTTGAGATAAAATTGGTACAATTTCTAATATAAGGGGATTGGTCATAATAATAAACTGTATTTGGATTGAATGCAAATGTCGCTTTTCCTGGATTCAAACTACCTGTGAAAGACATTTCAGAAACGTAATTGCCCGGAGAAACGTGGAATAAATCTTCGTCCGAATTCAAAGGAGAAACAGAAACTTCTCTCAGAGAATCTCCAATAATACTTACTTGTGGTGGGATTACTAATGGATTTACTTCATTATAAATTCCCGGAGATACTCTGATGACAGTTCCTTCCGTTGCACCATCTAATGCAGATTTTATAGTCAATTTAGGTTGTCCTATGAGAGTTCCCTCATTAATATCATCGCCATCTTTTGTTACATATAAGACATTCGTAATTTCTGTACCAAAAACTCCAGAAACACCTTGAACACCTTGAGGCCCTATAGGCCCTACAAATCCAATTAAACCTTGAGTTCCTTGAACACCTTGAGGTCCTGCAGGTCCAACTGGGCCTATGTCTCCAAGTCTACCTTGAGGACCTTGTGTTCCTTGAAGTCCAAAACCTTGGGATCCTTGTGAACCTTGTGATCCAAAGAATCCCTGAGTTCCCGATGCTCCTTGGGCAACAAATTCTCCAGAAATACCCTGTGCGCCTTGAGATCCTGTTGCTCCTACAGGACCAATTGATCCAAATGAACCTTGTACCCCTTGAGCAACAAATTCTCCGGAGATTCCTTGAGGTCCTGTTCTTCCCAAAGTACCTTGAGTTCCTTGGAAACCTTGAATACCATGATTGCCTTGAGTGCCTTGGAGACCTTGAGATCCTTGAGTGCCTTGTAAACCTTGAGTTCCTTGAGTTCCTTGACCGGCAAATAGACCAGAAAGACCTTGTAAACCTTGTGGTCCTTGTAAACCTTGAGTTCCTTGAGTTCCTTGAGTTCCTTGACCGACAAATAGACCAGAAAGACCTTGTAAACCTTGTAGTCCTTGAATCCCCCTATCGCCACGAGATCCTTGTGCTCCTTGAGATCCTTGTATTCCTTGACCACCTTGGGTGCCTTGAGTACCCTGAGATCCTTGAATTCCATGAGATCCTTGAGCTCCTTGAGATCCTTGTAATCCTTGAGTTCCTTGAAGACCTTGAGAACCACTGAATCCTTGAATTCCATGAGATCCTTGAGCTCCTTGAGCAACAAATTCGCCTGAAATACCTTGAGGTCCTATTTCCCCTCCAATTCCCTGTAAACCTTGGGTTCCTTGTAATCCCTGAAGACCCTGTATGCCTTGAAAACCCCGTGTTCCTTGAAGACCCTGTGTTCCTTGAAGACCCTGTGTTCCTTGAATGCCTTGAGTACCTTGACCAGCAAATAGACCAGAAATACCTTGCAAACCTTGAATGCCTTGCAAACCTTGAGTGCCTTGCAAACCTTGAGCGCCTTGAGTTCCTGGTGATCCTTGAGCAACGAATTCGCCAGAAACACCTTGAGGACCAATATTCCCTTGTCCACCAATTCCACCTTGAATACCAATAGTTCCTTGAGGCCCTGCAGGACCTGCTATTCCGGGATCACCTACTGCGCCTTGAGTTCCTTGTAAACCCTGTATTCCTTGAGTGCCTTGAGTACCTTGACCAGCAAATAAGCCAGAAATACCTTGTGAACCTTGAATGCCTTGGGCACCTTGAGTTCCTTGAGTTCCTTGAGTTCCTTGAGTTCCTTGCCCTGCAAATTCTCCAGGTATGCCTTGAGCGCCTTGAGTGCCTTGAGCGCCTTGAGTGCCTTGTAGACCTTGAGTGCCTTGAGTTCCTTGACCGGCAAATAGACCAGAAAGACCTTGTAAACCTTGTGGTCCTTGAGTTCCTTGAGCACCTACATCTCCTATTTGACCTTGAGCACCTTGGCCAGCAAATAGTCCAGAAAGGCCTTGTAAACCTTGTGGTCCTATTTGTCCTAATCTACCCTGTGGTCCTTGTGGTCCTTGTAATCCTTGTGATCCGACACTACCTTGAGCTCCTACAGAACCTGGAGCACCTGTACCACCAGTTTCACCTATAGTACCTTGAGTTCCTTGGGCACCTTGGCCAGCAAATAGACCGGAAATACCTTGTAAACCTTGAGCACCTTGAGTTCCTTGAGTACCTTGAGTTCCTTGTAATCCTTGAGTGCCTTGAGTTCCTTGAGTGCCTTGAGTTCCTTGAGTGCCTTGAGTTCCTTGAGTTCCTTGTAATCCTTGAGTTCCTTGAAGACCTTGAGAACCACTAAATCCTTGAATACCAAAACCCCTAGAACCTTGCGATCCCTGCAAACCTTGAATACCTTGATATCCAATACTTCCAATATTTCCTTGAAGTCCCTGAGTTCCTTGGATACCTATAGGACCAATTCTTCCCTGTATGCCTTGTAATCCTTGAGTCCCCTGGTTTCCACTTAATCCCTGAACTCCTTGAGAACCTATTGCTCCTTGAATTCCAATATCTCCTACGGATCCTTGAGTACCCTGCCCACCAAATTCTCCAGATAAACCTTGTAAACCTTGTGGTCCTTGTAAACCTTGAATTCCAATATCTCCTACGGATCCTTGAGTACCCTGCCCACCAAATTCTCCAGATAAACCTTGTAAACCTTGTAATCCCTGAAGTCCTACTAAACCTTGAATACCTTGAGTTCCTTGAGTTCCTTGTCCGGCAAATTCTCCAGCTATTCCTTGGGTCCCTTGAATGCCTTGTAATCCTTGAGTGCCTTGAGTTCCTTGGATACCTTGAGCGCCTTGAGTGCCTTGTAATCCTTGAGGTCCTACTAAACCTTGAATACCTTGAATACCTTGTAATCCTTGAGTGCCCTGAGTGCCTTGTAATCCTTGAGGTCCTACTAAACCTTGAATACCTTGAGTTCCTGATCCTTGAGGTCCTACTAAACCTTGAATACCCTGAGTGCCTTGTAATCCTTGAGTGCCTTGAGTTCCTTGAGTTCCTTGGATACCTTGAGATCCTTGAGTACCTATTGGTCCTACTCTACCTTGAATTCCTTGAATTCCATGAGATCCTTGAGATCCTTGAGATCCTTGTAAACCCTGAAGACCTTGTAAACCCTGAAGACCTTGTAAGCCTACACTTCCTTGAGTTCCTGTTCCTCCTATAGATCCTTGAAGACCTTGAAGACCTTGAAGACCTTGTAATCCCTGAGGACCTTGTAAACCTTGTAGACCTTGAGGACCAAAATTTCCTTGAATACCTTGAGCGCCCTGAGCACCTTTATCCCCCTGTATACCAAGTAAACCTTGCAGACCTTGCAAACCCTGAAGACCTTGAGATCCTTGAATACCTTGTATTCCCTGAAGACCTTGAGATCCTTGAATACCTTGTATTCCCTGAGCAGCAAATTCTCCGGGAATTCCAGGAGCTCCAGGTTCTCCAGGAACTCCAGGTGGTCCTTGAGAACCCTGAACACCTTGAGTTCCGGAACCTTGTGTACCTTGAATTCCTCCAATACCAATTACATAACTTTGGTCAGAATCTATTGAGACATTGTAATCCGCCATTTATATCTCCCTAAACTGCTGCTGAGGATTTCACAATAACCATTCCTTCAACTATCTTCTTCTTCTTTCCAGTACTATCATTAGTAATAATTACATCATAATAATGCCTACCTTCACTTAAAGTTGATGATGTGGTATTTGCCATTGAAATCACAACCTTTCCAGCCGCAGTAACAATTCCTACAGAAAAATTTGTAGATTCTGTTGATGATGGAAATTTTTTTAATTTTGAAACAGAAGAATAACCATTCAAATCTAATGTGGAACCATTAGGATTATAAACTGTAAAAGAACTTTCAAAATCTGTCCCTTTTTCAATAACAATATTGATTGCTGGAACTGTCATTGACTATTTTTAGTATTTTATTTATTTATTCTTCTGGATTAAGTTGACTTTTCAACATTTTAGCCAAATCGGCAGTAGATCCCACAAAAAGCGCATTGTTGACAGTTGTTTGGTTTTTTATTTGTTTTTGATCTTCAATATCTTTTAATTTCTTTTGAAGATCCATCAACTTATCGGTTGCATCTGCAACATTTTTTATTAGTTGCCCTGCAACTTCGTATGCTCTGGGCAGTTCACTTTCTTGTGCCAACTCAAGAATTCCATTAATAGCTTCCTGCCCCTTTTCTATTATGGAATACAAATTCCCTCTTGTATAATCATAATCTTTCTTTACGTCATTAAAGTCGGATGATATTTTTTCAACTTTTTCAATTGTAGAATTAACTTCTCTGGGCATTATATTCAACTCATCATCGTTAACGTTGAAAACCTCATTTAACTTATCAAATTTTTTAGTCATCGTTTATAATCTCAGAATGAATTTCCACTAAATCCAAAATCATCACCATCTTCAATTAGTAGATTATCTTCACTAGTTATTGATTTAACTTCAGCGCCAGTAAGATGTGATGTAATTTTTGTGCCATCACTTCCCCTATCAACTGTCAGATTATTTTGTGATACAAGTCTTACATAGACTTCTTCGCCCTCAATATCAAGATAAGTACCTTTAGTTATTCCCGTTGCATCATTTACAGATATTATTGAGTCTTCCGTAGTTATATCTTTTGTTAAGTTTGTTAAAATATTTCCTGTATAATTTCTAATTGCTCTTGGTTCTGCAGAATATACGATTTCTCTTGTTGGAGAATTTGTAGTGTCTCCAGCAATAAGACCAACCGTAGTTTTTTTGATGATATCTTTTGTTGCCGAAGAAATAGGACCAAACAAATAGGTCTTTGCAGTAAATCTTAGTGTATAAATTAAAACTCTCCTTGTTGTAAAATCTCCCTCATAGTCATCCTGCATGGTGATATTTTCCAAAACTACAGGAATATCTCTTTTTTCATTAATATTATCAACAAGTTCAACGGTCATAGTATAAGCCGGTTGAAAGTATGGAAGAATTTGTTCTATAATTTGAAGAGCATCATCATTTAATTTTGACATAATACTTAATTCAAATTGCATATTATAAGGAACTGGTAAATATGCTTTTCTAATTTCTTTGCTGTTGTCTACATCTTTTGAAGTAAACGTCTGTGTAGTTGTAGATTTTCTTGACGGATCGTAAGTTAGTCCAGTAAATTCAAAAGACATTCTGGGCAAAGTAATCTGGACTTGTTTACTGAGATTGGGAGATTGTTCCAATCTTGCAAGAAATTTTTGAGTTGGTCCATAAGCCAATGGAACCTTGATAACACTTACTACATCATCATCGGAATTTTTATGTTTGATTTTTATATCATTAAATAAAGATCCGAAAGAAATTACAGTTTTTCTTAATATTTCGTTATAAAAATATTCAAACATGATTGATTTCCTAAGACAATGGTTAATATCTATTGATAACTAATATTTATGGTTATGGCATTCCAAATGGATTGCTTTCACTAAAGTCTATTATTTCATTCGCTTCAATTTGTATTTCACTATTACTAGAGTATCCATCATCGGATGGATAGTCATCAATAAGTCTTACTTTATGATTAGCTCCAGAAGTTTGGCCTACTATAAATTCACCAATCGTAAAGTCATCACTAAGATTTGAAATTTCTAATATGTTGGTGGTAGAATTCCAAGATTTAACTCTTCCAGTCGTCCCACTTACAGAACCAATTACCACTTCATTGAATTCAAAGTCTCCATAAGAGTCAGTTGATGCTGCTCCAATCGTAATTGTCGGTGCTTGTGTGTACCCAAGTCCAGAATTTATAATTCTTATCTGAGTTATTGCTCCAGAAGAACTTATCACCGCAGTTGCGGCTGCGGAAACTGAAGATATTCCGGTAAAAATTATTGGAGGTGGAGTGGAATATCCAGATCCTCCGTTAGTTACAGTAATAATTCCAATAATTCCATTTCCGATAAATGCCTCTGCTTCTGCACCACTTCCATTCCCCCCAATAAACCTCACTCCTGGAGCCACTGTATATCCATATCCGGGATTTACTATCTCAACGCTTTGAACTGATTTTGAATTTGGATTTGTATTGTCATTACAAACAACTATTCCACCAATCATGGTTGCGGTTGCAATACCAGTCTCTCCACTTGAAGGTGCAGATGAAATTCCTACCCTTGGAGTTGAAGTATATCCACCACCCCTATTGGTGACATTGATATATCTTATTCCTCCATTTAATATATCAGTTATAGCAGTAGCAGTAACTCCCACTCCCACCATCGTTAGTCTTTGTACGTATCCGATTGCAAGTTCTCCTCCATAAGGAGTATTTCCACTTATATTATCGTCTACTTCTTTAATTCCGGTGTCAATTATCTCGTCTTCGTATCTAAAGAGTTCGCACCTTAATTCATATGTATAGTTTGCCTGTAATTGATAAAATGGTTTTTCATGCTCAACATATTTAATTTCAAATAAACGATCTCCAAATGGAAAATATATCAAATCTCCCTCTTTCGGTCTGGAACTTAATTTTATATTTGGCAAATCTCTTAATAATGGGCTAATATAATTTTGATATCTTTCTTTTGAGATGGTAATAACAAGTTCGTTTAATGCCTGAATTCCAAACTTTGAAAGAATTGTTGGATTGTCTGAATAACCTTCGTAAGAGTTTAAATATGCCTCTATAGGATATGCATTTTTAAAAGTAGACTCAATAACTTCTCTTATAACAGTATTTTCCGTAACAAACCTTCTAGGTAAATAATATACTTCAACACCATACATTCTCAGTTGTTCATTAATCAAGTCTTGTATTAAACCTTGTTCTGTTTTGGAACCCTGAAGAAAAAAAGGATTAAGCATAATAATTACCCAATCATATCCATTGGAGGAAGTTCGTATGTGCTAGACATTTTTTCCATTATCAAATCAATCTCTTTTTGTGCGTCATCGTACATTTGTCTTCCGTTCAACTCAACACCTCCGGGAAGTTTCACTCCAGTAAATTTCATCATATTTTGTCCCCATTGCTTTTTAATTAATGAGGTTAAATATTGTTTCAGGAAAGAATCATTCCACACTTTGGAATAATCATTTGGATTTAGTGTTGAATAGCAGTCGATAACAAAATAATGTCCGGGACTAATAGAAGACCAGTCAATATCTAAGTATAATCTATCTTGTCTCTTATTAAATCTAATTTGTTTTTGTGTATTTAATAAAAAGTCTAAGTCTTCCAAATATGTTTTCACCATAGCATAACTTAAAAGTTCTACAGAACCCCAATAGTAAACATCATTTAAAAATAATTGATACTTCACACTAAACATATTATTTGTAATACTATTTGCGCCATCAAATGTAAATATCTTATTTACTCCGATAATATTGGGTGGTACTTGCAAATAATTGCTATTTTCCCAATCTGTCTCTTATACACATCTGACGCTGCCGACGACTCCTTACGTGTA